GTCAGCTTCCACCGCAAGGTGGTTGACAACCGGGCCTTTACTTTGGATGCGCAGAAACCTGCGCTTTCGATCTACCTACTGGAGTACACATCATGACATCCCGAACCAGATCACGAGGCTCTCTAAGCAGTGCCGAATACCACGTTCTCGACTACAGCGACCTAGGTCTACTGCAGTCAGACGTGAAATTTAGCAGCGCTACGAAGAGTAACGGGAACCTGGAGACGGTGTCAGACTACAACAACGGCAATTTTCGCGAGAAAAGCGCCCGAGGAGTGGTCATGATGTCCCCCTGTAGTATCTCGAAGACTAACCGGCTCACAAGGCCGGACGGTCTCGACTTCGGCCCTTTAACAGGCTGGGGTGCAAGACGCTATAGAGGTGAGATGGCAGCTGCCTGGGCCGTGGCCCCTTCTGTTCCATCTTGGTACGCGACTCGCATTGTCGACTGGAAGTACGAGACTGTTGTCCGCGCTCACGCGCAGATTGCAAGCTCCGAATTCCAGGGTTTAGTCACACTCGCCGAGGCGGGTAAGACGGCTACGACAATCGCGAGGCCCTTTGGCGCGGCGCTTGATCTGTTGAAAAAGATCAATGACCGTCGTCTCTCGCTAATTAAACGTGGGCTTAGCCCAGCGTTGGCAGCGGCAAAGGCTTGGTTAGAGTATCGGCTAGGGTGGAAACCCTTACTGTACGACATCCAAGGGATCTTTGACGCTTACACGCTGGCAACTTCGCACCACGCGAAACCAGTGAGAAAGGTAGCCCGAGCAAGTGGGGATGTCTCCTTCACGGGAGTGCAGACCTACTCGGGGGTTCCTTCAGGGCTTACAGGCTTGAATATGGCGCGCGATTTTGACTACTACTGCCAGATCTCTTCAGGTGTGCTCTATGAGCTCACCGATGAGGGTCAAGCAGATGCAGGTCGCCGTCACGCAGGCACACGCCTAAGTGATGTTCCTGAAGCAATTTGGGAAGCCATCCCGTATTCTTGGCTTGTGGATCGTTTTCTAAACGTTGGGAACTGGTTAAAAGCCATAGTACCGCGCCCTGGGGTCAGCATCCTTGGTTCTTGGACTGTCACGAGAGAGAAGCAGCTCTGCTCCCACACTATTGTGGAAGCTTGGGTGAGCGTCACTCTTAGTGGTAAGCCTACCGTAAGGTTGTCTGATTCCGGCGGGACGTACTTGGAGGAAACTTCAATGTATACCCGGGAGATAAATCCCTCGCTGCCGATAAGCCCGTTTACATACAACCCGAAAGAGTTGTCTCTCCAGCAGAGTCTAGACCACTGCGCGCTGATCGTGGACAAAATCTACGCTCTATTCAAGTCGTGAAAATGCCTTGGATCCATTTCGGACGCACAAGTTTACTCTAATTTCTGAAAAGGAAGATCATGGGCCTGAAAAACATGTCCATTTCCACCGGCGCCACCATTGGCGTGACTGGTGGTACTGCCAAAGTCTTTGCAGATGATGGTGTCACCATTCCGAACGGCGTGCACTGCACAGTGCCCGCGACGGCTGACTACAGGGTACGCGAAAGCGCAACCTGGCGTTACCGTCCTCCGACTTTGTCGGCAGGCAAGTACAGCCGCGATTCCAAGACCGTCTCCTTGACGGTCCCGATGGCACTCGCGGATGGAACGTTTGTCAACAACACGATCCGGATTGAACGTACTGTTCACCCGGAGATGTCGGCGGCAAATGCGACGGACCTGAACAAGTTGGCAGCTCAGCTGCTGACCGATTCGGATTCCGACAACTTCTGGGCTGCAGGTTCGCTGGGTTGATACCCTGGCGGATTCTACAGTCCCGACTTAAGCATTTGTTAGTTCGTTCTCCTTTCGGTAAAAAGTTAGGGGAGTGACTTAAACTTAATGGGAGGCGACTCCCAGAAAGGCCATTCATGAACAGCCAACGCTATTCATGTGACGATCTCGCGTGGAAACTCGCGGAAAGTCTTCTCGAGGATTTTGAGCCGTTCCTTTCTAAAGCTTTTTATGACGCTGTATCCCCCCTTGTAAGAGGGCGCATCATAGAGGGGTTTAGGAAGATGGAGGTTGGAGATTTCAATACTCTGTCCGCCATCGAGTTAAAAGCTCGGAGGCAACTTCTTGACTTGTTCAAGAAGTACTCGTTTGAGAAGGATGTGCTGACTGATCAGGAAGTTCTTGAATTATCGGTGAAGAAATTCATCGAGAACCAGGACCGGATCGATGCCCACGTCGTAGATGAGACTCCTGTTGTTAAGGACGTTTTGTTTAGGGCAAGGGGTTGGTTAGCCACAACGCTTGGGGATTTCTCCAAGGTTGATATCCTTCAACGAGCGGCGTTCGGCAAGAAGTCGTCCGTCGGTATCCCCCAGCGTAAAGCTTGTGAAAGCCAGCGCTGGGAGGCACCAATAACGGGTTCAGGTGATCATATAGAGTGGTTCCATCGGCTTTACGGCCTTTGGCACAAACCTGGGTATAAGTACGCCCAGTCCAAAGCATCGCACCGCGAGGTGCAACTTTGCGCTCCAATAGACACTCTCGAGGCCATTCTAGTCAACAAGACCTGGAAGTCCAAGAGGATGATTATGCCGAATACTACTTTGGGTACCCTGTACTCAGGTGGTTTAGGTAAGCTCCTTGAGGATAAGTTGCGCGCTGTTGGTTATGACATCCGTAGTTTACAGGATGTCCATGGCGAGCTTGCGCGGTTCGGCTCACTGACAGGCTCGCTTGTCACAGCTGACCAGTCATTAGCCAGCGACAATATTACGTGCTGGCTAATAGATCGGATTTTCCCTCGCGAGTGGGCTTCGGCCCTTAAGTTTGGGAGAATACGGAAGATTGAGCTCTATGGTCATGTTCGGGAGAGTAATACTTTCTCGACCATGGGTATAGGCTTCACCTTCCCGCTTCAGACTCTTGTATTCCTTTCGCTGCTATTTGCTGTTAGGGATCATCTCGGGCTTGACGAGTCCGCGGTGGTTAGCGTCTTTGGAGATGACATGATCTACGATCTTGAGATGCACGACACTGTCGTTAGCATCTTTGGGTCGTTAGGGCTAGTTATTAACGAGGATAAAACCTTTGCAAGTGGGTGGTTTAGGGAGTCCTGCGGCAGAGACTTCTACCGTGGGGCAGACGTACGGCCATGGCACCTCGCCATGTCCGCCGGACCGAACGTGCATGCACGTAACTTCGAAGCATACCTCTACAAGGCCATTAACGGCTTACGCCGTCGATGGTCAGACCTTGAGGTCCCCCGTACTCTTGAAACGATTCAGACGGCCCTGTACACTGTGAGGGGGAGACCCCCTCTCTTAGTGCCACCGGACTATCCGGACACGTCAGGAGTTAAGCTCCATTTCAACCTGTGGGAGGAGTGGGAACAACTTCGGCGCCCCACACGAAGCTTACATGGTGTCTACCAGTTCCGCTGCTTGGCTTTCGAGCCAGACAAACGTAAGGAAGACCGCCATGAACCGCTTATGTGGACTCGCCTTAGGAGCCCTTCTCGCCCTGATCCGATCGCCCTCCGTGCGCTTGCGCGCATTAAAGGCGGTCTTAGGTCTATTGGAGTTATCTGCGAAGACTCTCCTCCGGTATTTATGGAGGAAGTTGAGGTAGGTGCGGTAACTTACCGGTCAAAACTCTCCGGTAAGATGCTACGTCAGAAGTCAACCTTTATCCCTGAACAAGATAAGGGTCGGTTCCGTGAACGGCCCGGGGTCACAAGTAATTGGACCTCGGTTAAAGTTTAG